ATGCTGAAACATTCTTCTCGGCTGCAAACTTCCTATCCTATGGTGGTGCTCTGTTCATCAACCGTGCAGCAAATACTTCTGACGTTTCTGGTGTTACTGGTGTTCTTACTGCGGTTGCCAACGTTGGCGCACTGTCAGAAGCAAATACAACCTTCATTATCAAGAACGAAGATCACTACAATACAAAAACAACGTTTGATACCAATGCTAAGTATCTGGCTAAGTACCCAGGTAAGCTCGGTGACTCACTGAAGATCTCGGTTTGCGACAGCGCAAATACCTATGAGTCAGTCGTTAACATTAAAACTGATGTTGGTGTAAACGTTGCTGCAACAAAAATTCAATTTGTTATCGGTTCCAACACAGCAACTATTACTGTTGCTAACGCTGCAACATACAGCGCAACAAAAACTATTGAAGTTGCTAACAGTGTCTTCAATAAGATTACTGTCGGTGACTATATTGCTGCTGGTAATACCACTATCGGCAAGCAGTATTTAAAAGTTACTGGAACTACGCTGACTGAAGGTTACATTGAAATAGCACAAACATTCTCTTCGAATTCTACTGGTGTTAATGGCACTACTGAAGAAATTACAATTTCTGGAACAACCACAGGTTTTGCTGTAGATATGCCTGTTCTTTACACAACCCCAGCTGGAAATACTGTTGTTGGTGGTCTGACTAGTAACACAACCTACTACATCAAAACACTGACTACAAACTCAACCGCAACAGCCATAACCCTGTCTTCAACGGTTGGCGGTTCAACTATAAATCTTACGCCTAAAGCAGAAAACGAAACACACAACCTGGTAAGAGTTGGTAGCGGTAATTCGACAGTTACAATTAACTTTGCTTCGAAGTACAACCTTGCTCAGAATGCCGAAGACACACAGTTCACCCGTAACTGGGAGTTCTTTAATGTCATTGATCGTGCACCAGGCAAAACTTTTGCTGGTGACCAGGCTGGTATCTCTGCAAATGACGCACTCCACGTTGTTGTGGTTGATGAAAATGGTGATATCACTGGTGTCAAGAACAATGTTCTGGAAGTATTTCCAGAATTGTCTCGTGGTACAGATGCCAAGACCGAAGATGGTGCAACTGCATACTACAAAGATGTGATCAACGATCAGTCTGCGTATGTCTGGTGGGCTAATGATCGTGCTAGTGCTGCATCGGGTCTTCTGTCTGCCCTGTCAAGCTCTACCAACAGCAAGCCACTAACTCTTTCGTTTGCTGGTGGTTCTGATGGTGCTGACGAATCGACTCTTTCTGTTGGTATTGTCTCTCTGGCATATGACAAGTTCGCATCGCCAGAAGACGTTGACGTTTCCTTCCTGTTGACTGGTAAGGCTCGTGGTGGTTCGCATGGTGAACAGCTTCCAAATTACATCATCGACAATGTTGCTGATGTTCGTAAGGACTGCATCGTGTTTGTTTCCCCAGATCGTGCTGACGTTGTTAACAACATCGGCTTGGAAGCTGCTGATATCGTTGAATTCCGCAACGCTCTGACAGCATCGTCATATGGCTTCCTGGATTCAGGCTACAAGTATCAGTACGACAAGTACAATGACGTATACCGCTATATCCCACTGAACGGTGATATCGCTGGTCTGGCTGTTCGCTCGGACAATGAGCGCGATCCTTGGTACTCACCAGCTGGCTTCAGCCGTGGTGTGATCAAGAATATCGTCAAGCTGGCTTACAATCCTAAGCAAGCAGATCGTGACACCCTGTACAAATCGGATGTTAACCCTGTTGTTGCATTCCCAGGACAAGGTATCATCTTGTTTGGTGACAAGACTCTTCTGGGTCGCCCAAGCGCATTTGATCGCATCAATGTTCGCCGTCTGTTCATCGTTCTGGAAAAAGCAATCGCAGTCGCTGCTCGTTCTTACCTGTTCGAATTCAATGACGAGTTCACCCGTGCGCAGTTCAAAGGTCTGGTTGATCCATTCCTTGCTGACATTCAGGGTCGCCGTGGTATTACTGACTACCGTGTGGTCTGTGATAGCACCAATAATACTGCCGAAGTCATTGATAGAAATGAGTTTGTTGGCGATATTTACATCAAACCAGCCAAGAGCATCAACTACATTCAGCTCAACTTTGTTGCCGTGAGATCTGGCGTTGAATTCAACGAAATCGTTGGACGATTCTAATAAACGGTATAAATAAAGAAGCTAAGGAGAAAATAAATGGCTAATCCAGATTTTGATGTAAACGTTCTTAGAAGCCGTCTGGTTACGGGTGGTGCACGTCCCACCCTGTTCCAAGTGCAAGTTCTAAGCCCACCAGGTGTTACCCTACCATTGTCTTCAACACCATTCTTCGTTGAAGCAACTAGCATCCCAGAATCAACCCTGGGTGTTATTGGTCAAGCATACATGGGTCGCCAGATCCGTCTTGCTGGTGACCGTAAGTTTGGTGACTGGGGCGTTACTGTTGTCAACGATGAAGACTTCACCCTGCGTAATGCATTCGAAGCATGGTCATCGAACATCAACACAATGCACGGAAACCTTCGTACCGAAAACACACGCCGTGTTCTTGAGTACAAAGCTGATGCTATCGTTTCGCAGTTCGCCAAGACTGGTGAGTTGCTAAGACGTTACCGCTTCAATGGTATTTTCCCAGCTGGTGTTGGCAACATCTCGCTGTCCTGGGGTGCTGTTGATCAAATTGAAAAGTTTGCCGTTACATTTGCCTACGATTACTGGGTACTTGAACAGGAAGGCACAAGCATCAATGACGGCGTATTGAGTTAATCTAAAGGAATAATTAGTTATGGCTGAATTGTTTGGCTTCCAAATTAAACGCAAGCGTGAAGATATGCCGTTACCAGCGGTTACCAGAATGGATCCAGATGATGGATCGCTTGAGGTAGCTGCTGGTGGGATGTACGGTACTGTCGTTGATCTAGACGGTACCGTGCGTTCTGAGGCAGAACTTATTGACAAATACCGTCAAATGTCAGAGCACCCAGAAGTGGATAGTGCTATTGACGATATCACCAACGAAGCAATCACTGTCGATCAACAAAAAGATAAAGTGTCTGTGGACCTCACAGAACTGATGATGGACGATAAGATTAAAGATGCTATCGTTATTGAATTCAACAATATACTTCAACTATTAGAATTCAATACCTATGCGTATGATATCTTTAGAAGATTTTATATTGATGGTCGCCTCTACTATGAAGTGGTGATTGATCCTAAGATGCCAGATGCTGGCATCCAGGAGCTTCGTTATATCGATCCTCGTAAAATCCGTAAGGTGAAAGAGGTGAAGCGTAAGCGTGAACAGCGTACTGGTGTTCTTATGCCAGAAATCGCATCAGAATATTACGTCTATAACGAAAAGGGTTTTACCAAAGCCCTACAGAATAACTCAGGTAACTATGCACAGCAGTCTGGCATTAAAATCGCCAAAGACGCAGTAGTGCATATTATCTCTGGTATGATGAGTGCGAAGGGTGATATGGTTCTGTCACACCTACACAAAGCTATCAAACCACTTAACCAGCTGCGTACAATGGAAGACTCGCTGGTTATCTACCGAATTTCTCGTGCCCCTGAACGCCGTGTCTTCTATATTGACGTTGGCAACCTACCAAAAATGAAAGCGGAACAATACGTCAAGGATATCATGACTCGATTCAAGAATCGAATCGTCTATGATTCCGCGACAGGTGATATCCGTGATGATCGCAAGTTCATGACCATGCTTGAAGACTTCTGGTTACCTCGCCGTGAAGGTGGTAAAGGTACAGAAATTTCAGTTCTTCCTGGTGGTCAGAACCTGGGTCAGATGGACGATGTTACCTACTTCCAACAAAAGCTGTATCGTTCACTGAACGTGCCTGTTACCCGCATGGAAACATCGGCAATCTATGGTACGGGTCGTGCAACCGAAGTCAGCCGTGACGAAGTTAAGTTCTCTAAATTCATTGACCGTCTCCATGTTCGTTTCGCTATGCTTTTCTCGAAGATACTTGAGCGTCAACTGATCCTGAAGAAAGTAATCACACCAGATGATTGGTACTTGATTTCTGACAAGATTCAGTTTGTGTTTGCTAAAGATAACTTCTTCCAGGAGCTTAAAAACTCTGAGATTTTGACTGGTCGTTTGAACCTACTGAATGCTCTTTCGAGTGGTTCTATTGGTAAATACTACTCACATGATTGGGTCAGAAGAAATGTTCTGATGCAGACCGATGAAGATGTCAAAATGATCGATCAGCAAATCTTGGTTGAGCTTCAGAACCCGATTTACAACCCACCCCCACCACCACCAGAAAACGTTCCTGGTGGGTCACAGAAATAAAAGTTATAAATAATTGGAGAACATTATGTCAGAATCTATTGAAATTGTAAGAAGTGCTATGAATGACGATGCTGTTGATGTCGCTGCTACCATTGATGCTCTGTTGAAAGACAGAATCCTTGATAGGCTGGCTGATAAACAGCAAGAAATTATGCATAGTCTTTATAACGAACCAGAAGAAGCGGAAGAGATCATTGATATTCCAGACCTTGATGATGAAGATCTTTCTCTTAATGCAGAAGATTAATAGGTAAAAAGGAAACACAATGAAATCAAAATCAGAGTTCGATGCAAAAAGATACGTCCAGCTATTCATGGCTGGCTACGTGCCAAGATCTAAGGACGAAAAGAAGTTCGTAGACAAGCACGTTGCTCAGCTTCACCAGGACGTTAACGGCAATAAAGACGATATCTTCAAAGCCACAAATATTCCACCCCACAAGCGTCTGCCATATCATGGTTATGAGAAAGGTGCTGACGAAAGAATGTATGAAGATGTCGAGCAGATCGATGAGTGGAGCAAAGATAAGCTAACTTCGTATATCATTAGTGCCGCATATGATCTAAGAAGAAGAGGTTTCGAAGATGGTATGCAAGCACACAAGGATTTAGAACCAAATAATGATGATTTTCAACGTAGGAACAAGAAGCGCAGTAAGAGACAAATTGGAATAGGACGCGCTGCTCTGAAGTTGGCTTACAGAAAACTACCTGAAGATGTTGAGCAGATTGATGAAGCATCTCTTGTTGCTGGAACAAAGTTAATATCAAAGCACGAAGGTGCTGATGGTCACCATGCAGAAGTTCGCTACAGCAAAGAATGGGACGATTATCAAGTGCATCATTATCTGAACGGTAAACACTTGGGTGAAGGTCCAGTGTCTTATCACTATGAGGATAAAAAAGACGCTGAAAATGTAGCAAGATACACCACATCAATAAGAAATCACGATTACACTGATGGTAATAGCCCAACCAAAAGAACTTATGGTAAAGATCCAGTGCAAGAAGCTATTGAAGCACTTGAAGAAGAAATGTCAGATGCACAAATGGCAAAGCGTGAGCGCATTGTCAAGTCTATGAAGAAGAAAGCTGGTACATTCAAAAAGCGTTATGGTGAAAAAGCCGAAGACGTTATGTATGCAACCGCCACTAAAATGGCTATGGAAGATCTGGATTATGTCAATCTTGACATGACAGATGCTGTTGCTGATCTTATTGAAAGTGAACACAATTTAGTCGGTAAACAAAAAAATATCGACAAGAATGACAACGGAAAGATTGATGCAGAAGATCTTAAACTTCTTCGTGATCAAAAAGGCTTGAAGCATATGGAAAATCAAGCTAAGAAAGTCCGTGAAGTTACCAAGAAGTATCCAATGGCTCAAAGAGACGAATCTGTAATCGAACAGCTGCTTTCTCAGATCGATGAAGAAACCGTTGTCCTGGAATTCAACAGCGGTGAAACCATTGAAATTGTTGGAACACTTGCTGAAAGTATTCTTAATATTTTCATGGAGTTATCCGAAGACAACCAAGCTCAATTCGAAGAATTGATTTCAGAAAGCATGACTGACTTCGAAGATGCTCTTTCATTCATTGCCGAAGCATATGAGGGGAATGAATAATGCCATTAGTCTATACACAAAATAAAGGCGGTAAAGCTGTCATTCGTGACACAGCAAACGCAACTTACATAGTTGCTGGTAACTCTGCTGCTTCAAACGTTGCTTCTGCTGGTGAAACAGTTGTTGGTGCATCGATCTCTCAGATCTGGTGGACTGGTGACTGGACTGTCAAGCGTGGCGCAAACACTGTTCTTGTTCTCAAAGACTCTGGATCCTGGGATCTAAATGGTTCTGGTATTAATCTTGGAGAATTCCCAGCTGCTAACCTTGTTGTCGAAGCTGCTAACACAGGAACCATTATTGTTGAGTTGTCGAAGAACTCGAATTTTGTTTCCGAATACCTGGTAGGATAATCAATGAAACTATTCTCAGAATTGTTAGAAGATGTTCAATACATTACCGAAACTCGTGAAGACGGTAAAAAGAATCTGTACATCACTGGTCCATTCCTTCAGTGTGAAGTGAAAAACCGTAATGGTCGCCTGTATGAGAAGGCAATCATGTCACGCGAAGTCGCTAGATACAATAAAGATCTTATTGAATCTGGTCGTGCTTTCGGTGAACTCGGTCACCCAGCTGGACCACAAATGAATTTAGAGCGAGTCTCTCACCGTATTATCAGTCTGAAAGAAGACGGTAATAACTATATCGGTAAGGCTATGCTTATTGACACCCCTTATGGAAATATCGCAAAAGGTATCATCGAGTCTGGTGGTCGCCTGGGTGTTTCTTCTCGTGGTCTTGGTTCTCTTGAAGAACGCAACGGTACTAAGTATGTCAAAGACGATTTCATGCTGGCAACAGCTGCTGATATCGTTGCTGATCCTTCTGCACCTGACGCATTCGTTAATGGGATCATGGAAGGTGTTGAATGGATTTGGGACAACGGTGCTCTTCGTGCTGAAGAAATTGCTGCTCAGACCCGCAAAAAGATCGATGAGTCAGTGAAAAAACAGGGTATTACGGAAGAAATGAAGTTTAAAGCTTTCTATTATTATCTTGAAAAGCTTTCAAAATCGTGAATGTTATAAATAAAGATACAGATTAACATATAGTCAAGGAGTAGGGAATGAGTGACAACAGAGAAACCCAATACCTGGATGAAGCATCGGCTGTCGATACTTTAAGACCAGGTTCCATGCCAGCAAACATCCCAGATAGCAAGGCTGCAATGCTTGCTTATGTGATGCAAGTTGCTGGTGGTATGTCGAAAGATGATCTGAACGGATTTGCGCAATCTCTTGCACAGATCGGTCATGAAGCAGATCAAGTCCCAGCTGATGCAGATAGCAATCGCGCTACCATCGCTGCTAAGGGCGCAATGAAGGAAAGCATTGATGAGATGTTCATTGATGAAAACCTTTCGGAAGAATTCAAACAAAAAGCTTCTACTCTGTTTGAAGCTGCTGTACACGCACGTTTGGTTATCGAGTCTGCTAATATCCAAGAAGCATACGAAGAGATTCTTGTCGAACAAACTGCTGAAATTGTCGAAGCCGTCACCACCAAGGTTGACGAGTATCTCGACTACGTTGTAGAAAAGTGGATGGAAGAAAATGAAGTCGCAATTGAGTCTGCCCTGAAAGCAGAAGCAATGGAAAGCTTCATTGAAGGTCTGAAGACCCTATTCCAAGAACATTACATTGAAATCCCAGACGATAAAGTTGATGTACTTGAAGAACTGGGTAACCAAGTAGAAGACCTGGAAGCACAGCTGAACGAGTCGATTAACGAAACCATCGAACTCCGTAAGCAACTTGCAGAAGCTTCTATGGAACAAATTTTTGCTGATATGACAGAAGGACTTGCTGCTACGCAGATCGAGAAATTCCGCACATTAGCAGAAGGTGTCTCGTTTGAAGGTGACTTACATGATTTTGCCAATAAGCTTTCTGTTATCAAGGAATCGTACCTTGGTGGCAAAAGACATTCCACTGGCATGATCATGGAAGAATCCCCAAGCCGTGACATTAACGAGCTACATGATGTTGTTCCTGAGTCTGGTGTAATGTCCGTCTATACACAAGCAATTTCACGTACTGTTAAAAAGCAGTAATTTATAAATAATAAGTAAACAAGTTTTTTACGCAAGGAGATAAGAAGTATGTTATTAAATGAAGAAGTACAAAGAAAGTGGGCACCAGTCCTTGAACACGCAGATTTGAGTCCAATCAGAGATGCTGTTCGCAGAAACGTCACTGCTGTTGTTCTAGAAAATACGGAAAATGAACTCCGTAAGGCTGGATCAATGGTCGGTGGTCAACAGCTGCTGGGCGAAGCTGCTCCAACCAACGCAACAGGTTCTGCTGTTGATAACTTCGATCCAGTTCTGATTTCGCTGGTTCGCCGTGCAATGCCAAACCTGATCGCTTACGATATCTGTGGCGTTCAGCCAATGACTGGTCCTACTGGTCTGATTTTCGCAATGCGTTCGCGTTACGCAAACCAAACTGGTGACGAAGCTTTCTACAACGAAGCTAACACCGCATACGCAACCGTTGTTGGTGGTGCTAACACTCTTGGTGACAAGCACGTTGGTGGTTTCCCAGGCAACACAACCACAGGTACAGCTAACCTGGCTGAAGAAGGCATCTATAACTTCGGTGATGGTATGTCAACAGCTCAGTCCGAAGCTCTGGGTACATCTGGCAACACTGCATTCCCAGAAATGGCATTCAGCGTTGAGAAGGTCACTGTAACTGCTAAGAGCCGTGCTCTGAAAGCTGAGTACACCCTAGAACTGGCACAAGACCTGAAAGCAATTCATGGTCTGGATGCTGAAACCGAACTGTCGAACATTCTGTCTACCGAAATTCTGGCAGAAATCAACCGTGAAGTTGTTCGCACAATCAGCGTAACTGCTGAAAAAGGTGCTACCGAAGGTACAACCACAGCTGGTGTGTTCGATCTTGACACCGACTCGAATGGTCGTTGGTCCGTTGAGAAGTTCAAAGGTCTGATGTTCCAAATCGAGCGCG